ATCATCTTCATCTTCATCGGATGTTTCAATCTTAGGAAGTGAAGGGGACTTACTGCGAGCAAAGGATTGTTCCAGTTCTGCAATTACACTCTCTTCCTTAGAAGGAGTTTGAGTGTAGGACTCGTAATCATCTTCTTGCTCCTGAACTGCTGCACGAGCAGACTTCTGACCCAGAACATACTTCAGACGCTTTTCAAGGTCTTCATAAGACTTGAACTGGTCAGGAGCAACAATTGCGGAGAGAGAATACTCTTTCTTCCAAATTGCTTCCAGAGCATCATCATCTTCCAGGAGGGGACCAGAACTATCAAACTCAGACTTGTCATAGTTCCAGTAACCTTCAACCTTACGAATCTTCAGACGGAAGTTTGCACCACCCCAGAAATCAAAAGGATTGATGGGTTCTTCATCTTCAAATTCAGGTTGCATAGCATTGAGAATCTTGTCAAAGATTTTCTTACCGAACTTGAACAGAAAGACTTTACCCTCGTTCTGAGGATTTGCGGGGTCTTTCACCACATAGATGTTGCTGTAGTAAGACAGTTTACGCTTCTGCTTACGCACAGTTTCTTTATCTTTCTCACTACCACTGTTCCAGAGTTCACGATTGTGCTCAGAAACAGGGTCCTTTTGACCAATAGTAGTCAGTGAGTTTTCAATGTACCAACCACCAGGACCTTGGAAGGCATGTGCATATATCTTAACCCAGGGAAGTTCTTCACCTTCAGGTGCTGGAAGGAAACGAATGATGGCAGAACCAACACCAGTCTTGTCCATTTCAGGTTTCCAGAAACGTTCATCTGGACCACCACTGCTGCTCATTTTTTCAACTTCTTTCACCAGTTTCTCGGTGAGAGAACCAAGTTTGGATTGCTTTTTCAGATTTTCAAAAGACATTTGTATACCTCGGATTGTTTGGATTTGGCCTTTGTGTACCCCATCAGTCTACAGGTCGGAACCCGTATTGTCAATGCGTTCCTTCATGGTCTCAAGTAATTGAGTCATGTTGTTGAATATTACATTCATATCAACATGAGGAGGAAGTCCCATTACTCTAGCAGATTCTTGGATTTTTTCCTTCATCCGAATTGCTTCAGGATCATCGGAAAGTTTTAAACGAGTGTATAAAATTTGCTGTTTGTTCAACAGTTTTTCAAGAAGAGCAACATGAAACAATTTTTCCTCCTTACTCATACGAGGAAATTCAAACACATTCTTATAGATATCTTCTTGAAGATCAGATATCTCAGCCATCTCTGCACGGACGACTTCGGAATCAAAAAAACTCATGTTCCTCCAACAACTTGCTTGAGTATCTTTTTATAATGGAATACATCTATATGTAGGAACGGAGAATATTTTTTCATTTTTAAACTGACGGTTTCCCACACAGGATCTTTTAGTTTCTTATCAAAGTTGTTCCCGAACAGGAATATCTTATCGTATATTACTAGGGTTTCTAGGCTAATATTACCGATCAGGAAACTTTTAAGAAGTATTGGATGACCCTTAGAGCAATCAAATACTTCCTCAAATTTGTTTTCAAATAATTGTTGAGATTCTTCCCTGAACAAATAGGAAAGTGATTGTATTCTTTTTTGCCAAGACTTATATCTCGTTTCACCTTCTTTAATCATTTCACCAATCCACAATGTTTGTGGGTCTGAACATGATGTAAAGTTGGCAACAAAAAAATCTATTACTTCTTTATCTTCTTTTTGTCTTGATAGTTTTTCAAACCAATATCTATCCTTCCTTTTATAGAAGGATTGTAGAGATGCACGACTCTTACCTTGATACTTGTGATAATCATAAGAATCTTTCGTAAAGTGATTCTTCAGGGCAAGGTAGGTCTTATAAGTATCAAAAGGCACCATTCAAAAAAGTAATATAGGGATTTTTACCGGGAAATTTTTTCCCCGAAAAATGAAATTAAAAGACCAATCTTGCTCGGGAAGTCTTCTTAAGGAAGTTCAACTCCATAGCTTCGTACTTAATCTTTTCTTTGAGTGGTTTAGAAATAAGTTTCGGAACAGATTCAACATCAATACTATTTTTTTCACAGAAGTGAATGATGGCATCAATATAATTCATGTCTTCATTATGTTGAACAAGATTCTCAATCTCTTGAGCAAACCGAGAAGGACAGAAAAACTTATTTTCTAGTGCTTTTTCTAATTCATTCTCCATTTGACCTAACACTGTAATGTACAATCTTTTTCCTCAACTGCATCCATTCTAAAACAAAATTGAACTATAGTCAAGAAGTCTTATCAGTAACAAACTTCTTAATATATTGCGTCAACATTCTGATGTATTTTGCTTTATCTCTTTCTTCATATACTTCTACTTCCCCATTTTCGCATGTCATAATAATCACGAACTTTTTAACCGTTAGTCCAGTGAGTTCATGAAGCATACATGCATAGGCACAACACTGAACAAAATATCCATCAATCCACTCTCGTGGTTTTGGTTGTTTGGAAGTTTTAAAATCAATGATTGAAAGTTCTCCGTCGAATTCTGCAATACAATCGACTGTCCCAGCAACACCTAAGTATTGGCTATAAAGAGAACCTTCAAGAGCATGAATATTATTTATGCGACTTAAAGCTGGTTTAGCAATCTTAAAAAGATGTTCGGAAATTGGTTGAACTGTCGGTAGTTCTTGATTCAATAAGTGATGTTCAATTAAAGTATGAGCATCAGTTCCACGACTAGTTGCCCTTTTAGTAATTCTGTTTGCTTCATCCTCACCAACTTTTTCACGCCACTTAGCAAACTTTTCTTTACTGAAGTGGCTAATAACTGATGTGATAGATACAAACTTTTGAAGTTCATCATTATTTGGAACCTTATAATAACGAACTCCATCAATCAGTTCCCTCTCAAGAGAAGGAAGATTTAATTCAACATGATTAAACATCAGAGATTCAATTCCATTTTAGCAATAAGATATTCTTTACAGAGACCCGAACGAACAATATCTTCAACTCCAAATTCAATCATTGACATTGAAGGCATGACTCGCAAAATTCTCATAAAATCTACAATGCCATTTTTCTCATTTGTCTTCACGAGGTCTGACTGAGTAGCATCACCGCAGAACATAATCTTTGAGTTCTCACCAACACGAGTAATGATACTATCAAGTTCGTGGAAGTTTAAGTTTTGAAATTCATCAACGATAATGATTGCATTATCCAGAGTAGTTCCACGGATAAAAGAAGTACTCCAAAAACTAATTGTACCCTGAGTCTTAAGATTTCCATAAAGCATTTCAAATGCAGAGTCATCTGGCATTTCAAACATATACTTTACCATATTCTTATAAGGAATCTGGTAAAGACTTGACTTATCCTCGTGGTCTCCTGGAAGGAAACCAATTTCACGAGTTGCTACAAGAGAACGAACGAGGTAAATCTTTTCATAAGGAGTTCTCTCATCCAAAACATCACGCAATGCATTGTAAAGAGTAATGAATGTTTTACCAGTTCCTGCTGCACCATATGCAACTAAGTTTTGGTCAAGTTTATATTCTTTGAAGAGTGCCTCCTGATTATCTGTCAGAGGCTCAATCGTCTTCATTATATCAAGATTGATTGGTTTTTTTCTTTTCATTTGTCTATTGCTCATTCCAAATGGAACTGGATTCGTTACTCTTTTCTTAGGCATATAATCAAGTGATTGGTTTTACTTTAGAACCTGGCATTTTAGCTGCTCGGTGAAGAACATCATTCCATCCTGGGTGTTTATTGACTAGTTTGTTAGCCCAGTCACCAACTTCCCCAACATTCATTTGTGTTGGAATAAGTGGTTTAAGATGTGGGTTGTCTTTAAGATATCCATCTTTTTCAGACATATACATCCACTTCTCAAAAATTTCACCCGTTTCAGTATTTTCAAATCTGTAAGTTGGCATTTGTATTTTAAGTGGTGTGATGATATTTATTCAATAGTGATAGAAGGAGCATCGGAACAATCCGAGCAACCCTCACGAGTCCAACCGAGTGCTTCAGATACTGCGGGGAACTGGCAGGTAAAGATACAACGTACCAGTTCTGCAATCTCCATATGTTCCTTCTGTGTTCCATGAGCAGAACGCAAGTCAATATAATGAATCCAAGAACGCACAGAACCGGTCATATAAAGTCTTGTGGGGGTCGCCAAGGGGAGTACAAACCTTGCACACTCCTTTGCCACACCTTTCTCTAGAAGACGATTATAGAGACGCAGACCATGCTCAAAGTGAACACGAATATCTTCACTCAAAGTCAGTTTCAGATAATCTGGAATGTCATCAATAGAGTTCTGACGATTCTTGTCATCCTGACGACGAAGTTCTGGAAGGGGAATAGTTTTGTTTAGAAGATTGGTATCAGCATATCGTTGCGAAAATTCTTGATATGTAAAGCTCCTATGACGAAGAATTTGTGCCGCAATACCACGAGTGGTGTTAATCTCCACCGTCATACTTGCTTGCTCAAAGATGCTCCAATGCTGATGCTGAATACAATACTTAAGAAGTCCAGAGAATTTTTCGTTTTCTTGATTAGCAGGATTACTTACCCTAGCACAATATGCCATGTGCTTCTCTGCATCGGGTGTAACACTGATGAGTTTTACTTCTGGTTTCATAAACTCAAATTCTTCAATCTGGGTATCCATCATCGTCCTCAAAGATTTCATCGTAGTCTGCAATGTGAGGAGCAACGTCCTCATAGTTCAAGTAAGAACCTGTATCAGAATACACTTCCGACTTCAAACAGTCAACAAGGGATTCTAGGTTCCTTATAATAAGCTTAAGCTTTTCTTTGTCCATTTCATTGAACCTCAACAAAGTTATTATACACAAAAAAAGAGGGTTCGTCAAGAACCCTCTTTTATACTTTATGCTAAAGATTTTGATAACTCAGAAAGAATAGAATAAGCAGTATCTTGAGGAACATCTGTAAACTGAGCATTCATCTTAGAACCTTGAATGATAATTACACATACATCATCAGAAGAAGGTTCTGGAATTGTTCCAATAATAGTGTTGTTTTCAGAGAAGACTAATTGACCAATTGTAGATTCTGGAAAAATATTTGGAAGTTTATTTCTATATCCATCCCAGTCAGGAAGAAGTTTATGATTATTAAATCTAGATGAAATCATATCAGTAACTTTTATTGCTTCTACTTCTGTAAAATAAGGCCAATGTCTTTTAATAATATTTTTAATTCCCCTCAAACTTCTACTTTCAGGAGTTCTTGCAGCTTGTCCTGCAAGTGCTTCTTTAATAATATTTCTCCACATTTTTAGAAACTCAGTTTCAAAATGTGGATACTTTTCATGCAAATCTTTAACTTTTAAACCGGCAGTTTTGGATGACATAATTTAAAGACAACTAATGGTATTATAGTTAAAAAAAAGAGGGGTGTCAAGACCCCTCAGACTTAAATATTATTTCAAACCATTCCACTAAATGGATACGGTAACAAGACCAATATTTACATCCACGATATGTTAAAAGATAACAAGCAGGACCTCTATTGTCCTTGTCCATATCATCATAGTGGTAACGGTAATTTTCCACTACCTATTGAGTAATAGAACTTCAATATAAATTAAGTAAATGAATGCTGTTGATGCACCTGCAATAGCTGCAATCATAGCAATCATTTTCCTGCACCCACATTAGCAAGTTGTGCTTGGTGACGACGTTGCTCTTTTTGCTTCTGCTCTTTAATGAGTTGAAGCACGTTGAGTTTTTTCATCACTTATGACCCTCTTTAGTAAACTTAACACCACGATAGGTTTCGTCGTACTGTTGAGGTTGCTGCATCATTTGCTGTTGATACTCCAGACGCTTCTGGGTATCATACTCGATGCCACGATATACTACTTTAGCCATTGGAATTTCCTCCAGAATGAGATTTTTAGGCCCCGTTCCTTCGGTCGGTTTGCGTCCC